AAATGTAAAATTAGTTAATCAAACTGATGGTGGGGACGGATTGTCGGGCTATAAGTTAACGCAAGAGCAAAAAGATCATAAATCAATAGTTTCCAAAAGACTGGGACTTAGACCGCCTGTTCTTTTTGGAAACAAAAATGGTTTTTATGGGAAGAAGCATACGTTAGAAAATCGGGAGAAAATGTCAATTGCAGCATTGAATAGAAAGGTTTCAGATGACACAAAAGAAAAATTGTCTAAATGGGCATTAGATAGTAATGTGAGGCCACCACGGTTTGTTGGCAAGGAGCATCCTAATTTTGGTCGTAAAATGCCTGAAGAGCAAAAACAGCGCATGTCTGCGACTAAAAAGGCCAATAATCTTAAAAAAAGGTTTGAACTATGTCACTTGTAAGCGGCCTATCACCTAACATTCGTCTTGGTGATCAAAACCCACAGCAGCCTGAGTTGCCTGAGGCTATGGATATTGTTGTCGAGATGGCCGGTGAAGATGGCTCCGACAAACCAGAACTGGATATGGATGGCAACATTCTCCGCATTGAGCACCCTGACGGCACGATCAGTGTTTCGTTGAACGGTGAGCCAATTGAGAAGGCCAACAAGAAGACGCAAGAGGGTTGGTTCGCCAATCTGGCCGACGACATTGAAGACCAAGAACTTAGCCGCATCGTTGACGACTTAACGCGGGGTATCGCGAATGATCTCACCAGCCGTGAAGAATGGATACAAGAACGGGCGCAGGGAATTAAACTTCTTGGCCTCAAGATTGAACTCCCCGGACTTCAAGGAACCCCTGACGGTGCGCCGGTGGAAGGAATGTCAAAGGTTCGCCATCCCCTGCTGCTTGAAGCTGTGCTGCGCTTTCAAGCAAATGCAAGGTCAGAGTTACTTCCAACTGATGGGCCTGTGAAGATCAGGGACGATTCAACTCATGGCTCACCAGACCGTGACACTATGTCGAATGCCCTTGAGAAGGATATGAACCACTACCTAACCGCAGTAGCCAAAGAGTATTACCCAGACACGGATAAGATGCTTCTATTGCTGGGCTTTGGTGGAACGGCATTTAAGAAGGTTTACTATTGCCCGCTCCGCAACCGTCCCGTATCCGAATCAATCGACGCTGATGACTTGATCGTCAACAACTCAGCCACGGACTTGGATGGCGCTCGTCGTATCACTCACCGTATCTACATGCGCCCATCTGTTGTGAAGCGGATGCAAATCATTGGTGCGTATCGTGACGTTCAATTGAATGATGCAAAGCAGCCAACGCTTGACGCCGTTCAAATGGAAAAGAACGCGCAACAAGGCATTGCACAAGAGACCATGAACACGGATGACCGTGACCGTGAAATCTATGAATGCTATTGTGAGTTAAATGTTAAGGGCTACGAGCACAAAATGGATGGCGCTGAGACGGGCTTAGAAGTTCCGTATCGCGTGACTATTGACGTGTCGTCAAAGCAAGTTTTGTCTATCGTCCGCAACTATGATGAAGACACAGAAGATTTGCCTGAGGCACGTAAGAACTTTGTAAAATACACGTTTGTTCCGGGCTTTGGCTTCTACGACATTGGATTACTGCACATCCTTGGCAATACGACAAATGCGGTTACAGCTGCGTGGCGTGAGTTGCTTGACGCTGGCATGTACGCCAACTTCCCCGGCTTCTTGTATGCCAAACAGTCTGGCCGTCAGAACAGCAACATCTTCCGCGTTCCACCCGGCGGTGGCGCTCAGATTGACACTGGCGGTATGCCAATCAATCAGGCCGTTATGCCATTGCCTTATAAAGAACCATCGGGTGCATTGGGTGCATTAGTTGAAAGTATGGCTCAGTATGGCCAGCGTTTGGGCGGAACTTCTGAGGCTGCGGTGGGCGAAGGTCGTTCAGATGCTCCAGTCGGAACAACTATCGCATTGATTGAGCAGTCGGTTAAGGTTCTTAACTCTGTCCATAAGCGGATGCACGCCTCACAGGCTGATGAGTTCCAACTTCTGGCTAACTGCTTCAAGGAAAACCCCGAATCATTCTGGCAGCGCAATCGTCGCCCTAATATTCCGTGGGATGAGCAGCAGTTCCTTCAGGCGCTTGAAGATTTTGATATGGTCCCACAGGCCGATCCAAACACGTCATCGAGCAGCCAGCGCATCATGAAGGTCGCGGCACTTGTCCAGATGGCTACGCAAGACCCAACGGGCTTCAATCTCCCTGAAGTACGCAAGGAAGCATTGAGCGCAGTCGGTTGGGAAAGCCCAGACAGGTTCTTGGCTCCTCCAGTTCCGCCACAGCCAAATCCAGCGGATCAGGCTAAGCAAGTTGATTCGCAAGCTAAGATGATTACGGCTCAGGCTAAAATGGCTGAAGTGCAACATAAAGTGAGTGGCGGCGAGAACCAGCAGTCACAGGCTAATCCGCAAGAGCTACAGATCAAGATGATGTCTGAGCAGAACCAAGCTGATGAGATTAAGCAGAAGTCAGAAGATAGTCAGATTGACGCTGTGAACCGCCAACGTGACCGTGAAAGCCGTGAACGTCTGGCGGCGGTTAAATTGGCTGAGGAAGTCATGAAGAACCCAATGGACGGTATGCACGTGGTTAGCCAGATGCTTGATCCAAACATGATCCAGCGTTTGGAAGCCAACGAACAACCTGAGGGAAAGTTGCAATAAAGGGTTGATTGTGACGGTTTGACTTGCGATTATGATCCCACTTGGACCGCTGCGGCGGCGAGTGGCTGCGGGATGTTCCTGTAGTTAGTCATCGGGCTTATCCTTCGCGGGGTCGGTCCGGCTTCAAGTCCTCCTATTGTTTTTCCTGACTTGGCCCATTCCTTATTCGCAGTATGGAATGGGCATTTTCCAAGGTTAAGATATTGATTGAATTGATGAGACAGTACGGCTGTGTAGTTGAAGTCGGTGTAATTGTAGGCTGGTTTTTTGCCGTAGCTTATTTCGTACACGTCTTGGTTCGCACGTTAGTTGGCAAATAAACCAATATAAAGTATGATGCTGTCGCCCTAGGAGTGATAGCAGATGCCTTTACCATATGATCCAACTTCAAGTTCAGATGATGATATTGGAGCGGCATTAAATGTTGCGCGTAATCGCGATCCTATGGCCGATGCTATTCAAAATAAGATCAGTGGCCTTAATCAATCGCTTACGGGATTAGACTTGGAGGCTAATACGCCTCAGTTTAATACAGGTATTGGTGGTGCTGGTATGCCTTCTGGCTTTATCCCTCATGGTGATTCACAAAGAAATAATAACCTCGCTGCCTTTCAAGAGAATAATCATCCTGAAGTTCCGCACGTAGCATATCATGGAACAGATGCTGATTTTAGTACGTTTAATCCAGAAAAAATTGCAACAAAAACAGATAATGGATATTTAGGACACGGTTTTTACTTTGATGAATCTCCTATTGTTGCAAGTGCGTATGGAAGAAAAGGCAATGTTATGCCTGTTCATCTTGCTATGGAAAATCCATTGCATCTTAAATATCAAATTCAAAATGGTAGAGAAGTAGATAGAGAAAAGTTAATTCGTTCACATCTTAATTTGCCATCTGATGCAACGCCTATGGATATTACAAATGAAGTAAAATCTCGTGGTCATGATGGAATTATTTATAATGGTGCTTGGGGAAACAAAGAAATTGTTGCCTTTAATCCTACTCAAATCAAATCCGCTACGGGCAACAACGGCCAGTTTGATCCAACTAGCCCCCGTATTAATGAAGCAAGAGGTGGTGATGTGAGAGTAAATCATAAAAAGGGCGGTCGTACATTAGGCAATAACGCCATTGATAATGCGTTGCGGCTTGCTACTGGCGGCGTTGCTGATGACGATACGTCTACTGCACCTATTACATTACAAGATTTAAAGGATTGGAAACAAGCCCATCCTTTATCATTAAGCAAAAACGCAATGGATAATATCTTCACCAGCCGCCAGTCGGGCTTTGAAGGTGCTGAACCTATTGCGATGCCAGCTAATCTTGATGAGTTGATGGCTTATTTACGTCGTCAGCATCATGCAGACGGTGGTAGAGCACATTTTGATGATGGCGGTGAAGCTAGTGGCGATCCACGCGGCAATGAGGCTGGCATGGCAGATCGTTCTCAGCCTGAAGGGCCATCGGCTGACCCCCGTGGTAATGAGGCGGGTCTTGCTGACCGTTCGCAACCGGACGCAGCTCAAGCAGATGTTGGGTCGCGTGCATTTGGCGGCGACTTTAATGTTGGAGAAGCTAATTTAACCGGTCATCAAATGCCATCTGACATTAGCGGTTACAGCGAACAGCGCATGAATACGCCGTATGAAGGGTCGTTGTTGAGCGCGACAATGGACCCAAGCACTGCATTTGGCATGGGTTATGGTTCATTGGTTGGTCGGCAGAATACTCTTGCTGGCGCAGCTGGCTTCCTTGGGAGTGCAATGGGTGAGAGCGGGGCTGGCCTTGATCCGTCAGCCATTAACGCTGGCTCTATTGGCATGTTGCAGGAAACCGGCCCAAGGCGTGTTGGCTTAGAAAATACTTTAGGGATTGATACTTCGCTTACAGGAAATGCGTTGCGTGATGCTTTGGCTGGAACGCAAATGGCTCAATTGGGCTATGGTTTAAATGAAGTTCAAACAAATCCCGGCTACAGTGCGACAAGAAATGCAATGGCAACGGGGACCGATGCAGCCAATGTAGCAGATGTGGCGTTGCAGAATTTTGAACGCCCTACCTTGGAAAACCAGATACTGTCAGCGCCATCTCGTGAGGCATATGCTCAAGGTATTATGGCGGGTAATCCATCGGGCGCTACTTTAGGCGTAGGTCAATATGATGCGGCCCCTGCCAGCTTTATGGGTGCATTGATGGGTGGCGTTAAACAAGCAGACCAGCAGCGCGCAAGAACTAGTGGTTATGATTCCGGATCAATGTTGGCTGGCTCTTCAGTTACTGATGCAAGTAATGATCCGGCTATTATTGCTGCTCGTAATGCGGCTATTGCTTCGGGTGAAATGCCACAATCTAACCCATATGCAGGATTTAGCAGCGAAGACCCAGCTGAAATTGCACGTTATAATGCCGCTATGAACGCTGTCGGTCCCAAAAATGCTTATGCTGATACGACTTTAGGGCAACGAGTTCCAGATGTTACAAGCAATAATCCGTTCGTAAACATGGTTCAGGGCGCAAGTAATGCAGTAACTAATATGATTACTCCATCATATGGCATTAACTCTCCAGAGTATAACGAGATTAGCCAAGCGGTTGACATTGCTCGTGAGCCTAGGGATGGTCGTGGCGGTGAACAGCCATACATTCCACCCACGGCTACTGCACAGGCACCGGCGGCTCCAGTTGCCCCATATACGACTGAACTTGGAACGTACAACCAGCAGCTTCCATCAGTTGGTGGTATGACTGCGGCTCAATGGGCTGCGGCTAATACTGCGGGTGATATGTCTAAGGTTCATGGTCGTATCAAGTACGTTAATGGTGCGCCAATGCTGGAATACTACACTCAGTAAAGTATGATTGTACAAATACTAAAAACACGCTATTATTCGTCGTCCCTGTCAGGAGTTGTCCATGTCTGAATTAGCTAAATCATCACGCGAAGCAATGCGTGCAAAGGCGAAACGTCTTACCTCTGGTGAACCACACACTAAGGTTGATTCGTCCACATGGTCTCCTCCTGAGATGGAAAACGCTGGTATCAAGACCGGTGCTCGCCCACTTAGCAAGCGTCAGTACAAGTCTGGCGGCAAAGTTCATGGAGCAGACGCTAAGAAGCGTGCTGACCGTGCCAAGCGTAAGTCGGGTGGACGCACTGAGAGTGTTGATCGTTCAAAGCGTTTCCTGACGCCAGACAATTTGATTAACCGCGACGTTCGCATGGCTAACGATGACCGTGAAGGCATTAAGCATGTAGGCGCATTTAAAAAGGGTGGTAAGGTAAAACGTACTAAGCACGCTGATGGTAGTGCTGTTCCGTTGCCTCCACGTCGTCCAGTTCCGCTTCCTCCACGTCGTCCAACGGATATGGATGGGATTCGTCTTGATCCAGCTATGCAAGCAATTCAAGATGCTAAGGCTCTTGCAATGCAAGATGCTGCTCGTAAAGCCAATGCAGCCAATTTTGATGCCCAGCAGCAAGAATATCAGCGCAACCTTCCGCAAAACCAGAAACGTGGCGGCAAGGTAAAAGATCGCAAGCATCACGCTCGTGGTGGTCATGCTCATCCTGATGAGGCAGAAGATAAGGCGCTCATCAAGAAGATGATTAAGACTTCGGCTATGAAGCGTGATGAACATTGCTGGGGCGGTGAAACCAAGCAGAAGAAGGCTGACGGCGGCAAGATTGATTGGCTCCGCAAGAAGCACGCTAAGGGCGGCGAAGTATTTTCTGGCAATTCGGTTACGAAAATTCCGGGTGAAGTACCGGGCGGTCGTCACGCTCATAAGTCCGGCGGCAAGGCTAAGGGCAAGACACACATTAATATCAATGTGAATGCTCATCCGGCTGGCGGTATGCCAATGGCTGGTGGTCCAATGGGTGGCCCTCCTACCCCTCCAATGCCTCCAATTCCTCCAATGGCTCCTCCTGCTGGTGGTCCTCCAATGGGCGGTGGTCAGCAGATTAATCCAGCTATGCTTGCGATGTTGGCCAAGGGCGGCGCTGGCGGTCCTCCTCCAATGCCTCCTCAGGGTGGTATGCCAATGGCTCGCAAGTCAGGCGGTCGAACGATGGGCAAGCCTGAGCATATTATCGATCACGCCGCTGGTGGTGGTCTTGGCCGTCTTGAAAAGATCAAGGCATACGGCCACAAAGCATAATCTTTGGTTTCTCCCCCAAAGACGAACTAAGCCGTGGCTTAATTGCTGCGGCTTTTTTTTGTTTAAATTCATTGGGACATTACCATCATCGCAAACAAATAACCTAAGAGCGGTATTATAGTACCCCTCATGGCACAAACATATTCAGACAGGTTCGCCCGCATACTTGCTCAATTGATTGATGAGACAATCATTGAGGAGATGGACCATTTGGGCAAGGGAATGATCGAGAACATAGCGGACTACAAGTACCGCTCTGGGATCATCTATGGTTTGCGAAAGGTTATCGACCTCATGGACGAGGCCGAATCCATTAATAACGGCAAAGAAAGGAATATCTAATGCCATATATGCGTATGGAGCACGCTGATGATCCAAAAAAAGCAATTTTAGAGGAAATTGGCAGTATTGATGACATTAACGTCTTCAATAACCAGATTTTGGTCGCAATCTATATGCGTCCAGAGAAAACTAAGAGCGGCATCATCCTGACAGACGATACCCGCAGTGAAGATCGGTATCAGGGCAAGGTTGGTTTGGTTCTCAAGAAGGGCGCAACGGCTTTTGTTGATCCAGACAACAAATGGTTCGTTGATACCAATGTTGAAATTGGCGATTGGGTTTATTTCCGCGTCACGGATGGCTGGTCGGTCAATGTTCATGGCGTCTCGTGCCGTATCCTTGAAGACACGGACATTCGTGGCAGCATTAAATATCCAGACACGGTTTGGTAAGAGGTTAGTATGACTGAAGAGAAAGAAATTCAGCCGGAAGTCGAAGACAAGATTGAAGTTGTTAACGATGATGCTCCGGTAAATGTAGAAAAAGCTGCGGTTTCTGATGAAATTACGCCTGAAGAAGGCATTAATCATCTTAAAAAGCAGTTGGAAGATGAGCGTAAAGCTCGTTCTGATGCAGATAGACGTGCAAATGAAGCTCAACAGCTGGCTAACAAAGCACAACGTGATGTTCAGGACGGTGATTATCAGCTAATTGTGAGTGCTATTGATAAAGCAAAGAGTAATTCAGAGCTTTTGAAAAATGCTTACGCCGAATCAATGGCGGCTGGTGACTATCGCAAGGTTGCGGATATCCAAGAAGCATTGGCATTGAATGCTAACAAGCTATCAACTCTTGAAAATGGTAAGTCAGCCCTTGAGAATAAGCTGAGGCAGCCCGTTCAACAGGTCAACAATGATCCCGTTGAAGAATTTGCGTCACGTCTTACGCCACGTTCGGCCAATTGGATTAGAAATAATCCAGATTACGCTCGTGATCCTAAGAAGTACGAGAGTATGGTTCGCGCACACAACCACGCAATGGGTGAAGGATACGTTCCCGACACTGATGCGTATTTCCAGCATGTTGAAAGCCGTCTTGGTCTGCGTAATGCGCCAGAACCAGAGGCAGATGATGATGTTGTCTCGATTGCAGCCGCTCCAACTCAGAAAAGAACGGCAGCACCCGCAGCACCAACCACCCGCATGGCATCAAACACATCTGGTAAACCGACAACTGTTCGGTTGACACCGGAGCAGCGTGAAATGGCATCCATGATGGGTTACTCGCCTGAAGATTATGCAAAATACATGGTCGCGCTGAAGCGTGAAGGCCGTATAAACTAAGGATATGATTATGACTGAAGCAGATAAGTATAAAGTAGAAAAGGTTCCAGCACGTCAGCCAGTTCGTGAGGCTCTGCGTGATGAAGCCCCCCGTGAACGTGCAGCCCGTCGTGCGGAACAAATCCGTAATCAACGTGGCGGCCTTGATAGTGATGGCATTGATGAGTTTTATGTCGATGCATCTATTGTTCCAGATGGCTGGTCCTATGAATGGAAACGTCACACCTTTTTAGGCAAGGAAGACCCGTCCTATCAAGTCCAGATCGCTCGTGGTGGTTGGGAACCAGTCCCAGCAAGTCGTCATCCTGAGATGATGCCATCAGGTAATTACACAATTATTGAGCGTAAAGGCCAAGTTTTGATGGAACGTCCTTTGACGTTGACAAATGAAGCGCGTGATATAGAATTGCGTCGTGCTAGAACACAAGTACGTGCTAAAGAAGCACAACTTAGTACAGCACCCGATGGAACTATGACTCGCGAACATGATCGCGTCCGTCCTTCGGTAAAGAAGTCGTTTAGCCCTATCCCTGTTCCAGAGGATAAGTAAACGACGAACACTCGCCCTTGGGGAGGCGGGTCACAATTATTCTAGGTTGGCAGTGCCGGGCGCATAGCAACCTTCATCATTCAGGATTATCTGCTATGGCGAATACGCAAGCGTATTACGGCTTTTTGCAGTTTCAGGGTGGTGCTGGCGGCGCTCCTACGTTCGCCCAGTCTCCACGTCGAATTGCAAACACCAACTCCACGGCCATCTTCACTGGCGATCCGGTAATGCCGGTCGTTGGCACGGCCAATGGTTATATCACTCAGGCTGCCGCTGGTACTACTCCAGTTGCGGGCATTTTTGTCGGCTGCAAGTATCTCTCCACTTCGCAGAAGCGCGTCGTCTGGTCTTCTTATTGGCCGGGTTCTGATGCAACGGGCGACGTCGAGGCTTATGTCATCGATGATCCAAACGCACGTTTCATCGTTCAGACCAGCACCTCGTCATTCCCAATGACCGGTTCTGTCACGACCATGACTTCTGGTGTGATCGGTCAGAATGCTCAGTTCACGATTGGTACGGGTTCGACGGCTACTGGCCGTTCGGGTGCTTATCTTTCGTCGGTTGGCACGACGGCTACTTTCCCATTCACAATCGTCGATTACGCTGTTTCGTTCGGTAACGGTGGCGATCCTACAACGCAATATTGCAATGTGGTCGTCCAGTTCAACAACGAAGTATGGCGTGCTAACGGCGCTGTGACCGGCATCTCGTAAGGAGTAAATAATTATGGCTGTTAATCTCTCACAGATTAAAGACCTTTTGCTCCCCGGTCTCCGTGGAATTGAAGGCAAGTATGAGATGATCCCATCTCAGTACGACAAGATTTTCACTAAGCATGAATCGAAGATGGCCCTCGAACGTACCGCTGAAATGCGTTACCTTGGTTTGGCTCAGTTGAAGACCGAAGGCGGTCAGACTTCGTTTGATTCGGGCGCTGGTGAGCGTTTTGTCTACAATCAGGAGCATACGGAAATCGCACTTGGTTACGCGATCACCCGTAAGGCAATTGATGACAACCTCTACAAGACCCAGTTCATGCCTTCGAACCTTGGTCTCATTGAGTCTTTCCAACAGACCAAAGAGATTTATGGCGCGAACATCCTGAACACGGCTCAGACGTATAACGCGGCGGTCGGCGCTGACGGTGTGGCTCTCTGCTCCACCGCACATCCTATCGACGGTTCTACCGTGGCTAACACCTTCACCATCCAGCAGGACTTGAATGAGTCTTCGCTCCTTAACGGTATGATTAACATTCGTACCAACTTTAAGGATCAGGCTGGTCTGAAAGTATTCGCTCGTGGTCGCAAGCTCATCGTTCCACCACAGCTCGAACCAGTTGCAATTCGTCTTACGAAGACTGAACTGCGTCCGGGTACTGCGGATAATGATGTCAACGCGATCCTTAGCACTGCCGGTGGTTTGCCAGAGGGTTACATTGT